TTACAAATAACACCACTTCTATTGAAGTAACGGACTATATACAAGACAAGTACACTGTACAATCTTACCCATACAGCATAATCTTTAAGCTACAACAAGCTTTGCCACTGTCTGTAGGAGTTGGTACTTCTTTGTGGATTTCGCAAGAGCTAAACCCACCAGTCACAGAAAATGTAATTGTATATCCGACAAAAAAGGTAGCACAGTTTACCAAGATTAAAGGTCCTAACTTCGATGTTCTTAGAAAAAAGACTTTATCGACAGATACTGAATACCAAAGCTGGGACGAGATATTATCAAGCAATACAAGACAATTAACACAAACCGTGTTTAGCCAATCTCTTGTAGAAGGAATTGAGTTAAATGTTGATTATAGGAGATTTGAAAACTTTGCTAAGTTTGGTAGTGTATACGAGAGGATAAAAAACTTCGAATACAAAGTAAAGCTAATTGAAAATTACCAAGGAATATCAGCGAGCTTAGCAACATCAACAGCGTCTGAGAGTTTTTATGTACAAACGCAGTTAACTACGACTCTAAATAAAATTGACAATATTGTAGGAGCTTTTGATGGCTTTGAAAAGTACATGTACCTGGATTCATCAAGCTATGTATCAAATAGCTTTGGTGAGTTTTTAGATATAGCATGGCCAAAAAGCACATCTGTAAAGCCACACACGCTTTATGGGTCAAATACGACACAAGTAGAAAACTGGTTAAGCGGAATACTAGACTCAGCAAGCTTATACGATAACAACAACTCATACTCACTACGAAAATTAGTACCGGAGCACATACAACAACAAGAGAGTCAAGTAGTTGATTCGTTTATTAGCATGTTAGGTCACTTCTTTGATGTACAATATGAGTACATAAACCAAATACCAAAAGTATACGACAGACAGGAGAAGTTGACGGAGGGTTTTGCAAAAGAGCTTGTATATCACGTAGCTCAAGGATTGGGAGTTGACTTTAGTAACGGAGACAACTTCACAGACTTGTGGTCGTATACGCTTGGATTAGATGCATCGGGAAGCTACGACAACACACTAAAGCTTTCTGGAGAAGATAGAACGAGAGAAACTTGGAAGCGTATTGTAAACAACCTTCCTTACTTACTTAAAACAAAAGGAACTGAGAGAGGTATTCGAGCGTTAATAAACTGCTATGGCATACCATCAACAATACTTCGTATAAGAGAGTACGGAGGACCTGAAGTCGATTTAGATAAACAATCAACATACAACCACGATAGGTTTTACTATGCTTTAAATATAGGATCAGGCAGCAGTCGCTTAGACATTAACTGGAGAGATACCAGCTCTGGAGTTGTAGCAACAGCAAAAGTACCACAAAGCTTTGAATTTAGGTTCAAAGTAGAGACAAACTACGGCTCAGGAACAGTAGAAAGCATGCGTTTGGCACATTTAGCTACAACAGCAACACCACCATACGTACACGTTAATACAGGTCGTGACACTACAGGAGACTTTGTGGAACTATACTTGGCAGGAAGTACATCATCTTCTAGAGCTTATTTATCTAGTAGCACCGTCAACACCAAGTTGTTTGATGGAAATTGGGTTAACGTTTTAGTTGATCGTAGTGGCTATACAAACAACACAAACCAAGCAACCTCGTCATATGGACTATTCATAGGACAAAAAGCAAACTACTCAGAAACACCTATAATAGCCAGCGCCAGCATAGCGTTGCAGTCAACCGACGTAACTGATCCATCAAATTGGCTAACAAACACAACAGTATTACAATTTGGCACAGGATCTGTACTAAGTGGAGCTATAACAGCTAGTTTTAGTGGAAGCTTGCAAGAGGTAAGGTTCTGGGGAAACGCTAATATAAGCCAATCTACTGTGTTTGCATCACCACCAACACCTACGCTTTTGTGTGTAAGTGGTGGATTGAACTTACAACAAAGTGCATTTTATGCTCATATCATATCGCCAACAACCATTGTAGGGGCTAACTATGAAGACCCATCATGGACAGGAGCAACTAGTAGTTTTGCCGACCTTGTGTTTAGATTACCACTTGGAGCAGACAACAAAAAAATAAACCTAAATGCGACGAGTAGTTTAAGCGGATCACAACCTAACTATAACTACGCAACACGTAGTGGTAGCTTTTTTAATTACACAGCCAACACGTCTTCTTATTGGTATCCTATTGTAGAAACCAACTTTATGCCATGGCCAGATATTAGTGGTAACAGGTCAATTAGCAACAAAGTAAGGTTAGAGCAAACAATAAACACTAGCCGAGAACTCTATCGCAATAAAAAAACACAGCTATCGCTACAAGATGACCAACCAATAGACAGCCCAAGATTGGGAATATATCTATCACCAGTAGATGAGATAAACAAAGACATAGCAGAGCAGTTTGCTGGCCTAAGCTTGGATGACTATATAGGAGACTACAACGAAGTCTATTCGAATGCATATGAAGATCTAGCCAACATACGTAACGAGTATTTAAAGAAAAACGTAGTACCTCACAAAACACAAAACTATGTAAGACTTCTACAACACTTTAACGGTTCTCTCTTTTCTATAATAAAGCAAATGGTTCCTTATCGCGCTAACCTTCAAACAGGATTAGTGATAGAGCCACATTTATTAGACAGAAGCAAAGTTAAAACCGTAAGCAGACCAGTTGCAGAAGACGAATATCTTGAAACTCTAATTGATATGCCTTCTACTGCAGATCCAACAGGAGATTTATCAAACTTGACTGGGTCAATTGAAGCTTCCGAGCTAATCATTATAGGAGAGGACATTGAAATACCAGAGGGATCAGTTGGCACAAACTTAGTAGGTATATCCGCAAACCAAAACGAATACAATAGACTACAAGTACCAGCACAAGGAAGAAGATTAGCAAGATTAAACTCAACAGCTAGTTATGAGGATGTACTTTTTAGTAGATTTGCATTGGAAGATACTGTTGAGCTTAATATAACATCATATGGCAGGGATAAAATTCAAGGTAGTCAATACATCTTCCCATCCTGGTACAGAACTGGAAGCATACCTTATTCAGGAATAACAACAAATGCAGGTGGATTTGCATATCTTAACAGCGTAGGAGACGACTACTCAGATCCACTTGCATTAGATGCGACTAAATCAAGACCATCAGAAGTGTTTAGTCCAATGGAAGTTCCATATAACGTATACGACTTTTTTAACGGAACTGGATCCTTTGACAAGGATCTAACAAACACAGTATACACAGGGAGTTATTTTGGCACAGCACTGGGGAGATTTGGATTTAGGTTTGAAACTAGTTTAGCAACCGCGTTCTGGTATCAATCAGGATCAAGATTAGCAGTAAACATGCCATCAGCGTCTGTACCAACAGCATCCCTTACTGTACCAACATTCATAACGCAAAGCTTTCCAAATACGCTATACGAGGTGTCTTTTAACACAAGATACAACACGGGATCTGGAGGGGCTGCTTCCGGAACGCCAACTCTGCAAATAGCCTTTGGAGGAAGTGGATCGGCATTTAATCGAAGCATAACGCTAACAACAACAACAACAGACTACTTCTTCACCACAAGAGCAGACGGACCCAGCCTATACATACAAGTACAATCTAGCCAAAGCTTAGCTATGGGAAATGCAACTATGTCAATAGATAACTTAAAAGTTGTACCGTACCATAAAACAGCTGTACAGGATTATCAAGTAGGGCCATTAGCAAGCATAGGACAACGTAATCAAAAATACGATGGATGCAAGTTAACAGCTATTGATGTAAACGTAGATAGTCCTGACACAATAGATGGAGGTCCAGTAATTGAGGTAATAATTGGTCCAGGTGCAAACATTGCTGTAAGTCCATCAAACAACCAGACACCAGTACAAAGAGGTGGTGGTGGAGTGGTGATAGCTAACCCAGGAACAACTCCAAGAAATACACCACTACAAAGATAACGTAAAGAATTTAGTTAACACAACATATTTATATCAAAATAATAAGTACCAATGGGATATTTAGATAACTCAACCGTCACAGTAGACGCAATACTGACAAACAAAGGCAGACAAATCTTAGCTGCTGGAGGTAGATTAAACATTACAAAGTTTGCCCTAAGCGACGACGAGATCGACTATACGCTATGGAATCCATCACACACTTTAGGTTCTAACTACTACGGAGCTGTAATTGAAGCTATGCCAGTAGTAGAAGCTAACCCAGACGAAGCCCAAATGATGCGTTACAAGCTAGTAACTCTACCAAAAGACGTACTAGGTATACCAGTAATTAGCATTAATCCAGGATCAATTAGCTTAACAAGCTTACAAGAATCAGTAACAGTAACACCAAGTACGCTAAACTTAGCTGGCGGAAACAGCGCTCTTGGATATACAGCAATATTATCAGACGACACAGTTGGTACTCTAGAAGTAGCACCTGATGGAGTTATTAAAGGAGTGTCTAATTCGCTTCTTGCGGGAGCTGGTACAACAAGTGCTACAAGTTTCTTAGACGATGAAGTTAATGGAATGTCAACGATTGGTTCAACAATTACTAGAGTTGGTACTAAGTTTATAGTGAGAGCAAAGCCAACAACAACAGC